TTATTTTCGGACACCCCGTGCCAAAGCATCGAGGGCGACATCCAACAGGCGGGATTCGGTACCGGCCTGAAGTGTACCACCTTTGCTTATCGGCAGGTAGGGGCGTGCCGGGATGTTGACTTGTTTGACCCTGCGAAAACCGTCGCCGACTTTGAATACCAGATAGGGTTTGTTTTTGGCTTTGACCGTGCCGCCGAACTGGTGGATGGCGGCGTAGGGTTTGTTGGTGCCGATGCGGGCGAAGTTGCTGCCAGAGGCAGTGTGGATGCTGGCGGCCAGCTGCCCACTCTTTTGCAGGATTTTGCCACCGCGCGCATTGTCCGGCCATTTTTTGCCGCCCCAGCTTTCGGATTCGAAGTTGTCTTCGGTGATGCTGAGCAACTCGGCGGCAATGGCCTTCATCATTGGGCGCGGGTGAGTGGCATTTTTTAATAGTTGCCCAAGCCCATGTTCGAGGCTGGAAGCGTCTAAGCTGATTTCAAACATATCAACCTCTCAACAGTTGAAGCACCCAAGCCAGCTGGGCGGCATTGAGCGAGGATTTGAAACGCTCGTTGCCCATCATCTGCCGCAGCGCCACACGGGCAATATCGGGATGGGCGGCCTGCGCCTTATCCACCGCCACCGAAGCCATGCGCGAGAGCATGGCTTTTCCTTGGTTGGCATTGAAGCCGGCATTGGGGGCGACGAATTTGCCGTTGATGCGGATGCCGGTGCGCTGGGCATGGCGTTCTTCGCCGGTATATTGGTTGACACCGATGTCCACGGTTTGGGTTTCCAGCGGCGGGCTGGGCTGCACTCTTCCCTCCCCCCGGCTGCGCGATAAGGGTCGAACCCGGCAGCGGCAGCGGTAGTCCAAGGGCGGATAAAGGCTGGCCCACACCGGATCATCGGCGGCATAAACGCTGCCGTGCAGCAGGCGGTGGGTCTCGCGGGTGCGCTCGTCGTTGACTGCCACGTATTCCCAGTAAGGGTGAGTATCCACTGCATCCATCATCTCGGCATAACGCCCGGCCATATAGGCCGACTGCATATTGGTCAGGTAGATGGTTTTCAGGCGGTGCGGGCTGCCCAGGCGCACGGTTTGGATTTCGCCCGTGTCCGGGTGCGGCACGTCCTGCCTGCCCCACCAGCCTTTGGCCTGCAGCACGGGTGTCAGCCGCTCGCTGAACTGCTCCAAGGTCTGCCCGCTTTCGGCGGCTTTGACCACGGCGGCATAGATGTCGCCGACCACATCCATGCCGGCGGTTTTGGCCACGGTGAAGGCGGTAGCGTGCGCATCGTCCAGCATGTCCTGCCAGTCCCATGATACGTTGATGCCTTTCTGCTGCAGATAGGCCACGGCGGCTTCGGGCTGCATGCCGAAGACGGCTTTGATGTCTTCGGGGTTCATTCGGCCAGCTCCTCAGCAGCTTCCACCCTGCCGACCAGTTCGGCCAGGAAGATTAGCCGTGCCAACTCATCTTGCAGCGCGGCATCATCCATATCGGGATAGGTGGTGGTCAGCTTGTCCAGCACCGCTTCGGGCGTGGCCGCCCCCTGTTTCAGGCTGCCGACCAGCGCATCGGTCAGCGCCTGCCCCTGTACGTTGAGGCTACCTGAAAGCGGGGCGAGGGTGTCGATGACCAAGCCGGCATCGGCAGCCGGCCGGTGTTCGGCGAAGTCGGCCAAAGGTGACGCCGGCGTCGCATTTGGCGGAGAGGCTACCTGAACAATATCGTCGTCGCTCAGGTTGTAGGCGCGTTTCCAGTAGCTTTCGGATAATCGGACACCGCAGCCGGTCAGGATTTGGTCGCGTTCGGCCAAGGTCTTGTCGCCTGCTTCTTCGGTATATAGCACGAACTGCGGGCGCGGTGTGTCGGCGGCAAAGTTGAAACCGCAGATCCAGTCAATGAGCCGGTTCAGGCAGCCTTCGACGATGCGGCAGTCGTTGTCCCGAATATCCTTGGTTACCTCCAAACCTGCGGTGGCGCTGGCGTGGGTGCTGTCTTTTTCGGTTGTCTGGTCTTGGCCGAGCAAGGCAATCGCAATCTCGGAGCGGCAGTAGCGGATAAAGCGGTCGTACACATCGGCACTGCCCTGTTTGCCCGCCGCCTCTTTGATTTCGACGCTGCTGTCATCAGGGATGGTGGCCACCGAGTTGCCGATTAGCTGCTCCAAAGCATCCAGCAGGCGGTCGGTATCTTGGTCGGTATTGCTGCGCGGCTCGCGGCCGATGATCCACGGTGCGCCGAACTTCTCCGAGAACTCCGCCCAGAATTTCAGGCCGCCGCGTTTGAAGATGGTCGGCCAGTAGATGCAGGACAAATCGCCGATACCGTAGGGATTGATGTAGCTGGCATTGTGGGTCGGGCACAGGAATTTGAAGGCCGGTACCGGTTCGTCATTCAGGCTGCCTGAAAGGCGGAAGCGCAGCTGCCCGTCTTGGTCGAACTGAAACCACTCCTGCGGCTTGGCCACGATCTCGGACGGCAGCCACAGGCTGCCCCGCTGCCAGATGACTTCCAAGGGCTGATAGCCGTACAGGGTGGCATCTAGGATTTGGTTGATCAGGCGGTACAGGTCAAAACCGGATAACAGCTTGGCAATGGTGTCGCAAACCGTGTCAGGCGCACCGTTGGCTTCGATGCGCCATTCCATGCCGGCCACTGCCGATTTGCGGCGGCGCACATGGCCGGCGACAATCGGGTCGGACAGCAGCTCGCGGTAAACCGAGATGTCGCGCCCGAGCTTTTTCAACACGGGGTCGGGATTGGGCAGATAGCCGCCGAAGCCGCCGATGCCCCAAAAGCGTTGGGCAACGGCGAGGTGGGCGGTCAGGTCGGCGGGTTTGAGGGTAACCGCGCCGTTGGCGGTTTTGAGTTTGAAGTGGGGTTTGGCCATATTACTGCTCCGTATCGTCTGGCTTGTCTAATAGTGAGCGGACAGCCTTCACCACATCGTCAATTTCAAATTCAGGCTCGTCTGGCATCACGCCGGCACGCATCAATACTGTATGGATTCGGTGGATACCGTTTTCCCAACGGTCTTTTCGGACAATCTTGCCATCCCCACGAAACTCGTAATCATCGGGATTTTGACCACGAAATTCAGGCATGATGAAATCATCTAGGGTTACTTTACGCATATCAATATCCTCGGGTTAAGGGGCTGCTGCGGCGGATTTTACGGCTGGCCACACGTACCGGGCCGGCGTTCAGTTCGCGGCTGGCGTAGTGTGCCAACACAAAGGCAATCGCCGCGTCGCCGTGGCGTTTTTTGCCGTCCGCTCCTTTGGTGCGGGTGTCGGGAATACGCGGCACGCCTTTGACCAGTTCGAAGGCGCGCAGGTCGGTCAGGATGTCTTCGTCGCGCGGCAGGTCGGTCAGCGTGCCGTCTTCGAGGGCGGCTTTGAACGGGGCGGTATGGGTTCGGTACCAGTTTTCGGACAGCATGACTGCCTCGCATACCTCCGCGCCGAATTCGTCGCGCATGGCTTCGGCAATGGATTGGCCGTTGCCGCGCGCGTCCAATGCTGCTCCGCGCAGATTGGGTAAGCCGTGCAACAGGTGTTTCATGATTTGCTCTTGTTGGGCAAACGGCATATTGCCCAGTTCCAATACAAAGGGCGGCTTCAGGGCTAGGTTTGGCTGTTGCAACAAGGGGACGATAACGGTACGGTCTCCGCTGCGGGCAAAGTCTTCACC